TCGCACAAAAATGCCGAAAGCATCCACCTACAATATCTACACGCTCAAAGTTTCCACGCCCCCATACGGTCTGTGGATTAATATTCCGTTTCGCACCAAGGGCAGCACCGCTATTCGCGATGAAGCAAAAACTCGCGGAGCGCGTTTTGTTCCTGCTGCAAAGGGCAAAATGAAGTGGTGGCTTCCGCAAAATAAGTTTACTACTGAAACCATTGCTTGGTTGAACACGAACCAAATGATTCACGGCGAACGCTTGGCTCCTGTGTTTAATGCCAATGCTTTGCAGTTCAGCGACATCAATACAGCACTGCCGTTTCGCTTGTGGCTTGTTGTTCCGTTTGCCCACAAGGACGGAGTGAAGAACCTTGGTGCAAAGTGGAGCGGCGATTTAAAGAAGTGGTATTTCGATAATCGCACACTCACGCCTGGCATTTTCACCAATATGTTGGCGAATAAATGGGCTTGGTGCTTTAGCGGTACAACCGTTTCAAATCCAGGACAGATTTCAGAAATCAATTTTTCTGCTGAAGACTTGGATAGTAAGCGTACTGCTCCTCTTACTCGCACAGTGGTGCAGCCTACAGCGGCTCCTGCTGCTGATGTTCCGTTTCGGATGCAGTTGTGGTCATTCGAGAAGAATGATCACCTCATTGTCATGTGTACTACAGCCGATGGTCGTGTAAATATTAAGTCTTCAGACGAGACTTATGTAAGCAACATCTACACCAAGGAAGAAGCGCGTACCTGTTGGAACTGTATTGTTGCTGACGGTTGGGTACTCACAGTCACACACAAGCAAGGAGAACACGAATGAATGAAGTATTCACTATACGACAGTGGATGTTTACACGAAATCATGAGGAGTTAGTCATCATGAGCACCACCACTTATGATCGTGGAATGATAAGGATTCAGTCTCGTGACCGACACGGAACCATATTAGACGATATGCACACGAAGGTTGAAGCGCGTACCATGTGGTACGCTCTACTCGCTGACGGTTGGTTTCTTAATAAAAAGGAGAAAACTTATGCATAACAAAAAAGATATTGTTGATCGCTTGATGCTCAAGTCACCACTGCATAATTTGACTAGTTACGAATTAGTCGAAGCAGCAAATGAAATTACGCGGCTCCGCAAGGAGCGGGATGAAGCACGGCGAGAGGTTTGCAATTTGCTGTCAAACATTAATTGGGCAAACGCAGACGCAGTTGCAGCATCTCGTAGTTGGGATTACCTAAAGGAGAACACATGAAGATTAGAGCAGGAAAGTTCGTCTACGATGCCCTGTGCGAAGGACAACGCCTACGCCCCAAGACATGGGGCAAGAAGGATCGGTGTCCACGCAAGGAACGAAGACAGGCAAAACGAGAATTACATAATCACTGAACCCCCTACAAGCCGCCCTATGAGGCGGCTTTTTTCATAGATACTTTGGGAGTTTATCATGCTTGACAGTGAAAAAATCATCGGCATTGATTTGGTGCGTATTGACGGCGACCAAGGAGTCTACGGAATATATCAATCCGTGGATGGAGGAGGTGAGTGGGAGAAACTCACAGAGGCTTCGCGAGTGTATGACCTGTTGGATTACGCAAAGGATAAATTTGCAAACACCACACCAATGGTAATTCCTCAACAGATTCAAAGCATTCTTCGGTATGAAATAATGGAAGAGGCGGCAACGGAAAAGTTAAAGGCAGTAACAAATAAAGTAGAACCAGTACAACCAAAAACAAATACTATATGGTGGAGACGACTCCTTGAACTTGTTTTAAAAAGGAAGTAGCCATGAAGAAAACCGAGAATGAACTCCGCGAAGAACTGCTTAACTCTGCCGCTCTAGCAATTCATTCCTACGAAGAGTATTTGCTTGACAAGGTTGGATGGCGAGAACTTGCCCTTGTAATGGATGCCCTCCGTAAATCCATTACCGCGATAGACAAACACAAACTATCGAAATAATCTATTTTCGTGAAGTATAGATTTTTATATTGAGTGGTTTTTTCCACTCGTATAAGTATCTGTGTGCTGGTTCAATGAATGATAGTATTAAGATATAAGAAACATATATCAGAATACACTCTCAGTACCAGAGGGACACCCAACAGAATTAAATAGACGAAGAAGACCCCGAAGAGGTCACGCTGTCCCCCGATCAAATCAAATATACGAAATGCTCCCATAGGGGTTGCGTTCTCTTTGCGCCTTGCTATAATTAGGGAGTAAGGAGTCAGAGCATGACAGCGTACAGGCTACACATCGACATCGCCATGCCTTTGAGTGAAGCAGAAGCACTCGTGGTTTCCCAAACCGTGATTGCTGCACTTCAATCCCCTCATCTCCTTGAGGAACTTCGGAGCCGCGAAGTTCCCTCTATTAACTACCGTCTTGGTCACGATACGGATCGAGGGAAGAGCAACTACTTCCTGAAGACCCCTAGTGGTCATGTCATTAACAAGAAAAGTCGAGTTGCAATTACCGAGGATACCCATGAAGAAGTCAATTAAGTCTGCTCCAAAGAAGTCTACCAAGAAGTCCACTAAGACCGCTCCATCTACTCTATATGTGAATACTGAACTAGAAGCAATTGCTGTGAGTGTAATGCTGTCGGTTGCATTGGTGATTGCCCTTGTCTCTGCACCTTTGGTTCCTGCAATGTGCATTACAGGACTTGTTGCTGCTTCATTCTTGATTGCATCAATTCATCGTTAAATTTTTGGGCGGTGGGCGGACGGCTCCGCAGATCCGCTTATATCGGATTCAATCAGGATCGACACCTGAACCGCCTATTTTACTACTTCACCCCCGTCTGATTGCCTACTCACCTTGGACACGCTATGAACGAAAACGAATTCTTAAATTACGAGTCTGATACCGAAACCGATCAAATTGCTTTTATTGACTACGAAGGAATGGGATTGTGGATTTTTGGAATTCATCACGGCGCAAGTGTAAAGCCTGAATTTGAAACTTCCGAGATCGTGGATCGGGATTCCGATCTAAATAAGTTGGTGGGACGAGCAGTTCGTGATTGGGGTGTTGATCCCCGTGAATTGTGGGTTTCACCGTGTGCGCGAGAAATTGCTGTTCTCGCTTTGACAGGAATGAAAATCTAACGGAGCACTACATTATGAGTACACCCAAGAAGCCCATGCAGATCACCCTTACGCTGAATATTAGCGACACGGTGTTTCTAAAGATTGCAAAGTTGGCGCACGACACCAACACCACATTCAATCAACAGATTAATCGTATTGTGCAGGAAGGTATTTCTCGCGTTGGCGAGACTACACCCGCTGCATCCCCTGTGCCTACTACCGTTTCTACTCATACTTTTTGAACGGTACTCCATGCACGGTTTAATTTATGGATTTGGAGACGAGTACTCACATGGGGGTTTGCCATGCAAGGGAAAAACGAAGCCGAATTGGAAGCCCTTCGGGACTTGGCGAAAGCCGTTGCTGAATTACGCGGAGGGTTGCCGCCACTTGAACGATTCAGGCGTGATCGTGGAGGGGCATTGGAATACTCCCCTCACACCCTCTCTCTATTCAGATCCGCTTGGAGAAAATTAAATGTCTGCAAAAAATTTCATACAAGCGAGTAATGAATGTCTAGAAAACACGCAGCAGGAAAAGGCGACTCCTATCGCAAGGTTGATCGCGTGGCTTGGGAGAGTGGGTGGGAAGCCGCCTTTGGCTCCAAAGGATCTGCCTCCAAGCGGAACCGTAATAAACGGAAGAATGGGGGGACGAGAAATCCACCGAAAGATTCTTCTGCGGGTAATGCATAATTTAAGTGAAGAGTACTACGGAGCAGGATGGATTGTGGGGTTAGAACACTACCTGTGGCACATGGCTCTTCGACAGAGTACTGAAGAAGGACAAATTCTTCTGTACTGCGCGGAAACAAGTGGCGGGTGGTGGATGTGGGATGACTCTCAAGGAGGACCGCTGTTTGTTCCTCTTGCTGTGTGGCGCACCGCTTACAATGAAAACGAAATGGCTTTACCAATATGACCGCAAAAAATTCAAAAACTCAGTGGTCGTGGCGCAACCGATACGGTCAAGAGCGCATCACCACAAAAACAGGTGACAACACTTTTACTGTTGAAGGCGCAAGTGCGTTTATTCGTTCTGCGTGGATGGAAAACGAACCAGGTGTAATTGACTTTGTAGACTTTGAAGGTGGACCGTTTATTTGTGTGCGGTCTTCCATGTGGGAATACGGTGTTACAGGGGAAGACCGTGAGCGGGTTGTAAAGAGTGTGGCTATGTCGGCACTCAATGTAGAACTCGGCGAATTGCGGACAAGTGATTGGACTCGCGTTGAAGTCACTGTTATATAAATAACTTTTGGTATTGTTGATCTCGGAATGAAATCCGTACAAGACGGGGGTTCGAATCCCCCCGACTCCATTAGCCTAATCTAGAGCACCTGTAAAACTCTAGAGACGGCGAGACAAGTCCTCGCAACAGTGGGGCATTTCCCGAAGTCCTAGGCTTCGGGTCACGGGGTCGAAAGGAATAGATTGGCGAAGAGTAAGGATGAAGGAGATACCCGACACGGGTAACAAGTGTCGTAAATAAACCGTTGCAAACCATGATTGCTAACAAACTAGCAATGGCGGCTTAAAGCCGTGGGGACTAGCCCTCCCGCATCTGAAAGGGCTGAAAGGGGAGTCGCAAGGCTCCCTTTTCCATTTATACATACAATACAAGGAGATCGCGCATGAGTTACCTATTCAACGAAGCAATACCATTTGGTGGCACAGGTGGGCAATTTGGCGGCAAGAACAAAGGCGTTCTACTCACCAATACTACGGGTAGTGGAAATACTGTAGACATTTACACTTACAAGGCTAACGGCACAACACTTTCAAATCGTGTTAGCCTGATGGGCAATGAGTCTAAGATTTTTCAGATTCGTGCATGGGGTATTTCCTGTGGTGCTGGCATCACGGGTGCGCTGCTCTCGTAATTAAATAATTGAGATGGGGTTGCTCCCTTGACACTCTCGCCACACACGCTATACTGTGTGCATGGCAAAGAGAATTCTGTATCACATTAAAGTAGATGCAATACGCGGGTGTCGTATAGCGGCTATTACGCGGGTTTTCCAAACCCGTCACGAGAGTTCGATTCTCTCCTCCCGCATTGTAGGTATGATGTAAATGGAAACATTCCACTTCGTGGATATGCAAGTTCGAATCCTGCTACCTACACCTAATTAAACCGAGTTACATTAGCACTACAGGAAACATTATATGAGCAAGCGAGAACTAAAGCAAAACATGGATTTGTTTATTACAATTAATCCACACCACCCTGATGAGCCAGCACTCCACATCAGGGGAGTGGACACTCACGAACAGGCAGATACATATAATGTTGATGAGGTGGAAGACCTTATTGACCGACTTCATGTAGTGCTTGGTGAAATGCTTCACAAGCAGAAAATCATGGAGTTAAATAAAACTCCATCGCTTTGGGATTAAATATATTCGCCCATCGCCTTGGTAATTCAGTTGGTAGAATAACGAACTTTTAATTCGTAAGCCGTGGGTTCGAGTCCCACCCAAGGCACAATACACAGGAACCGCACATGGCAAAGAAGACAAAGAAACTCGTCAGTAAACGAATCAAACCAGTGGTTGCCCCCAAGGCTCCCAAGGCTACCCGCAAGCCCTACACGAAGGCTGTGAAGCCCGTAGAAGCCCCTGTAGAAGCCCCTGTGGTTGTGGTTACCACCGAACCCGCTGTACAGACGCTGTTACAGGTAGAGCCAACGGACAAGCCTTTAAATATTACATGGAATTATCCTGTTGAATATACCAAAGTCAGCAAAGACGAACCGCTGATGGACGAGGTATTGAATTACAGTACTTCAGTAATTTCCAAGGTGAAATCATTCTTTAATAAGTCTGATTATATTACTGATATTCGTGATGCTGCGTTTGCACATCCCCTGATCTTTGGTGTACTGTTTGCTGTTGCACTATTTGCATTCTCTGCACTTGTGTACGCAGTCATTGGTCTGTATTGAAATATTGAGTCAAATCAAATATAGAAATATCAGCACTACCCATTGACAGTACATACTAAGCGTGTTACAATTAGGACATCGAAACGCAGAATGATGTTGGGCTGACATCCGATGCGTAAACTTTCTAAAGCCCACTATTGGAGATTTGCAATGGCTACTAAGACTCTCAGCAATCGTCGTCGTGTTCTCAACTTCCTCGCCGCTGGCAACAGCCTGACTTCCGCTCAGGCTGCTACGAAGTTCGGTGTGAAGAACTTCCGCGCCATGATCAGCGACATTCGTTCGCAGGTCGAAGCGTTTGGTAATTGGGAAGTCGTTAGCACCGTTAAGAACGGCAAGACGATTTACAGCATGGAAGACACCCACGAGGGTGATCGTACCTATGCTTTCAAGCAGGACGGTACGCGCTACATGGTCAATGCCTAATCATTGACTAATTACTTGCCCTTGGGGGTGGCTGCGACCGATTGGCGTAGCCACCCTTTTGGGTTTATATACTCTTTATGAAAGGTTTAGCATGAATAAGTCATCTGTTTTTGTTGCGTATGCGGCTTTGTGCGTTGCAGGTTTTGCAGGTATTGCTCTGCTTGGAGTAACAGGCAAGAGTGATGATGTTCACGCAATCACTGCATTCTTTGCGTTTTATGGATTTCTGTGCACCACTGGTCTTTTCTATGTGATTGCAAAGCAGAAGGCAACCATTGATGCCATGACTGCACGAACCGACTCTATGCACGACACAATGTTCACCTTGAGTGAACAAAATAATGAGGACGCGGTTCGATGTGTTGATGAACTTCGTTCGGATCTTGAACGCCGATTTGATGGTCTAGAAAATTTTGAACTGTCTAATATTTGGCGCAGCATTGAGGATTTGCAAAACTCAGACGCTGATGCAAAGTGCGGTTCTAAGAAGTAAATTTTAATATTGCGGTGCAGCGTCAGGGCTGTTGGGGGGTTCGATTCCCCTTCCACCGTTTTTTGATATGAACGCAAAACAGATTCATCGTTTGCTTGGTATTGCGTATCCCCTGTGTTTGGGTATTCCTCGTCCTAAAAAGCACATTAGTATTGTGCTGTACAAGGGACGGGTTGAATCTATTGGAACCAATACCATCAAGACCCATCCAATGGCAGTGCAGCACGGATACCTGTTTGGAGAAATGCACTCCGAACTTGATGCATTCTTGAAACTGCATCGCAAGCCCAAAAGCATGATCCTGTTTAATATTCGATTTAATCGGTTTGGGCAGATGCGAATGGCGCGTCCGTGTCCGCGGTGTATGCCGTGGTGTGTGGGCTGTTTTGAAGAGATTTGGTATACCACCAACGAAGGCGTAATGCTGCACGGAGAAGGACTGACTCCTATAAATATAGGATCATCCAAGGAGATCTAATTAAATGAAAAAGTTCACACAATATCTTGATGCCACGGCACTAAATGAATCGCTTAACAACAAAGAGATTACGGAAACTCCACTTGTTGAATCAAAACTGTCTCGTGTTTTCCAATATGTGGAAGACGATAAGCGTGACTTTGGAATTGTGAGCGCATCGCGTGGTGCTAATTCCGCAGAACAGAACAAAGCCAAACACGAAGAACTCAAGAAGGCGATTCGCGCTATGGGTTACGGCTACATTGAACTGCGTGGTGGCTACAAGGGTGACGAAGGTGTTGTTGAAGAACTCAGCATACTTGTTCCCAACATCAAGAAAAATCAAATCCTTTCGCTTGGACGCACATTTGGACAGCACTCTGTGATGTACAAGAACGATCAGGACTTTTACTATATTGGCACAAACGAAGAAGCAGGTATTGGCAAGGTTCTTATGAGGTTTAAGAAGGGTGAAGGACAAGAGAATCTTGAACTTGCAAAGCACAAGGTTGTAGACTTCTTCTCTCAATTAAAGAAGGGCGCACACTCAGACAAGAAGTTTGTTTTCAAGGCGAAAGACGAAACTCCCGCTGAAGGAGGAGAATCTTCTGCTGATCAACACGCTGCATCCACTCACAAAGCAGGTGATGTGTGGAAAACTTCTAGTGGGTTGTGGGGCGGCAAGAATTCACAGGGCGAATACGAATACTTTGATGATCAGCCAGCGGCAAAGAAGTATGCAAAAAATACTAAAAAAGGCTTAAAGATTCAAGAACGCGAAGAGTGGAGTTTTTCAAAGGCTGCATATTTGAGAAGGGGCGAAGACCCCAAGTGGATAACAATTTATGAAGACTTGTCGTAAATCAATTACTAAATAAGTGTGGAGGGCTATATGCCTAAAAACACAAATAATAAAAAAGCATTGAGTAAATCATTGCTAAAGAACGCAATAGAAAAATTGCGTACTGATGCTGTTGATAAGACACGCAGTTCGGTCAAATCAAATAAACAATCATCGTGATTGTGTATTGACTCCTCCCGTGGTTTTGCTACAATAAGGTCTTGAAAGGAGTTCGTAATGAACTTTAACACTCTGGTTGCTTCGGCGGTTGTCACCCTCTCGCTCACTTCTATTGCTTCGGCTCAGTGGTCTAACAGCGGTGGTGGACTTAATATTGGAATTGGCGGCTCATACGGTAAGTTCAAGGACAAGATTAGTGAGACAGGCGCAAACGGACAAACCGTTAGCCGCACTCGCACCGTTACGAACAACGACTTTCGTTGGGGCGTTGGCATGGGTGGGTACTCCAACACCAACAACTACGGCGGTGGCGGCTATGGCTACGGCGGGGGTGGCTTCTACGGCGGTGGTGGCTACGGTGCACAAGTAATGCCGTACTACGGTGGCGGCTACGGCGCACAAGTAATGCCGTACTACGGTGGTGGCTGTTATCCTGTCGTGGTTCCGTACTCCCCGTTCACTGGCACCTTCGGTAATCCGTGCTACGCTCCACAGGTGTTTGCTCCTGCGGCAGTCTGCCCTCAGTTTATTGTTCGTTAACTAGTTTGGATATTCTAAAAATGCCTATCCCGTTTCGCTACCAAAGATCATGGTCGGGCTGACAACCCAATAAAACGCGAGACAAAGCCAAGAAATACTCCGTTAAGTCCAGAAGCACATACGCATACACCCATACGATACTAGTTGGGTTGGCAGGAGAGGAATGCTTGGAGTTTGAAGACTGTTGGGGTTCTTCATGCGGTGTTCAGAGTACCGTGGCGCAGCACACTCACTGAAATGGTTTGACGGCTCCATTCAAAAGCCGTCGTTTTTTTTTTGGTTCTGTCGTCTAGTCTGGTCTAGGACACCTCCTTTTCACGGAGGCGACACGGGTTCGAATCCCGTCAGAATCATTTTGGGAGAATACTCAAGTGGACAACGAGGCTTGACTGTAAATCAAGCGGCATAGCCTTCGGGGGTTCGAATCCCTCTTCTCCCATTCGCCGCCTTAGCACAGTGGTAGTGCAGTTGATTTGTAATCAACAGGTCATCGGTTCGAATCCGATAGGCGGCTTTGTTAAGACACGGTTCAACTATTCTACAAATGAACATAGGATATGGAAACACTGGCATTTATTCTTTACGGAATCGGAGCAATAGCCGTTACATCAGCGGCTACGCTAAAACTGTACGCACACGCATACGCTCGTGGTTATGAAAACGGTAAGCACTATGGATTTTCTGATGGGTTGAATCACGCTAGGCTGAAAACTTTAAAGCCGCATAATTCATCTCGCAAGCAGATGGTTGCTACTGTCTGATTAAACCAATAACAAATCAGCAGTCAAGATTGGTCTGTTCATCACCGATAGAATGTCGGTGTTCAGACCAATTCTATTTTCCGAAACAGTTGTTTCGTTAAGATATATACGAACCCGATTCTGCTTCAGAGTTTCATCGGATGTAAACTTCACGGTGAATGAATGGGCATTAGATGCAGCAGTTCCTGCTCGGTACTTAACTAGTAGGGTTTCACCCGCAAACAGTGCTGCAACAGCAGTCTTTGTTTGCGTGTTTGGTGATGTAATCTCTAGAATATTTGTTCCTGTAGGAATAATTGAAGTGCTGCTGAATTCTGCTGTGGTGTAGTATTCGGTAATTGCACCAAGAGAAATACCTGTAACTACAAGCGGTGACCCTGTGTCTGTACTAGTACGACCAGTTAGTGTGCAGGGTACTGTTCCCAATACAACTCCCTGTTCGGTATCAGGAGAGAAGAACGAGAATGTTGTGCCTACGCTTGTGGCAGCACCAAAGGAATTCCACTGCTGTACAGCAGCCGCACTATCGTCTGCAAGAGATACTGTGGTTGCGGAACCAACCGAAACCAATACACGAATGCCTTCAGTCTGTATTGAGTTTGTGTCTCCGCCAGCAAGAAACTTACAGTTCTGTAGAGTACCACCACCAATAGGTGTGTTCTCGCTTTCCCATGAATAAAATTCAGTGATACTTGAGGAGTTTTCTTCTCCTCGAATCAGCACTGCCAACAGAGAAGATCCTCTGGAATCCCAAATATTTAAGAATGGGGTAAGATCGAATTCCACGGTTGAGCCACTCCATGAACCGATTGGTATTATTTCGGATGCCGTTGGTTCTGCGTCACCGCCTTCGGTAGTCCATCCTGTTGTGGCGGCTTCTGATGGTTTGTACCAAGACACAGACGAGTCTATGGTGGTATCTAAAGGCAGCAGAACGGCTTCTAGAAGCCCTCCTGTGGTTCCTGCGGATCGTGTCAGCGTGAGAGTAGCATTGCCAATTGTGTACGGACTACCTGCGGTGTAGCCTTCTATAGTACTCACAGCAGCAGAAAAATATTGGCGTGGATTCAGCAGTAGCACTGTTCTGAATTCTTGTGTTTTCGTTCCACCAACCTTCAACATATTTCTAGAACGATACAGTAAGTTGCCGCTGTCCCCACCTGTGTAGTATCCAGAAATTATTTTTGTTGGTTGCTGCACATCACTCAGTTCAATAAACTTGGAACTGAACGAATCAAATGCTTTTATCTTTACTTCTGCTGAAAGATTCGTAATATAGGTATCGCTGTTTCCGTCTGCTCCATATACCGTTGCTCTCACGGTCTGTGAATTAGAGTAATTATTGCGATAACTAGAGTTAATCATAGTGCTCCTATTACGAAGCGTAGAACGAGAAGGTGATTCCTGTTCCCGTGTTGTGCGGTGCAAATCCAACCGAATACGGTGGGTAAAATACATTAATCATGTTAATGTTGTCTACTTCAAGGAATAGTTCATCTCCGTGATACATTACATAAGAATATGTTCCAGCAGTAAATCCGTATGTTGATGCGTCTGTTACGGAACCAACACACATAAATTCATTTTGTGATGAGTTGGCTCCTGTGGCAATACGCGAAACCTTGATACGAACACCACTTGCACAGGTAAATCCTGCGTTAGAGTTGTAGTCGGTTAGGTTCTTTGCCACATATCCCACAACATCTGTACGAGCCATGAACAACGGCTGTGTTGCGTTAGAATCAATTGCCACACTAACCGAACCACTTGATACAGTATTTGCAAGAGTCTGCAACTGTGTGTTGACAGCATTCTTGACCAGTGAATAAATCGAGAGCGAATCGGTATAGTCAAAAGCACCAACGCTTACAGTTGGATCGTAGAGAGCCTTCTTTGCAGCAACCAAGAAGTCTGTGTTGGTTTTTACTTGAGCAATAGTGGCATTCACTGTGGATGTTGGAGTATCAAGATTTGCCAATTCGATTGGCATAAATCCACCCGAATATCCTTTGACGATTACTGGTCCGTTGAGTGTGTCTCCTGCAACCCACAGACCAACCACTGCTGCACTTGATCCCGCTACGGGAACAGGATTGAATGCTTCTTGTGAAATGCCAATGCCTGTGCTGAATGTAGCGTAGGCATTAAAAGAGAACCCTGAGTTAACAAGGTACATATTCACTGCGGCACCACACCAACCTGCACCCGTAGTACCACTAACTCGTGTTAGTGTTCCTGTTGGGCTTACTGCGGCATTCATGTATGTTGGAACAGTAGATAGAGACAGGCTGTCTGCTGCTCCCTGACCAACAATAGTAACGGTGTCTATGGTGTAGTCTAGATTACGAATATCAAGATCAGCAGCAGACACCGTGATGCCAGCAGAAGTCTTGATGTTTACATTAAGAGCATTGGATTCTGCATAGATGGGATCAACACCTGTTCCCGTGAATCCAAATAGTCCTGTTGAAACGGTGGAAGCAGTTCCTCCACCGTATACTGTGATGTTATCTGTGGCTGCGGTAATACCGCGAATACTAAAGTTGGAAGCCTGAACATAAACAGCCGTTGCGCCTGTTACTCCGAATATTCCAAGATTAGAGAAGGACGATACTGTTACAGGAAGAGGAGCACTTACGGTAATACCAATGGGGTATCCGCTTGCAATGCCTTGAATTCCTACAAAGTCTATTCCAGCGGTACTGCCGAGAGTGGCTCCACCGTATAGATTTCTAATACTGAAACTACTACCAGCAACATTGAGCGTTCCAACCGTGATGCCTACAGCCACTCCTCCTGATACGCCAACAACGGTAAGAGATGTTCCTGTGATGCCTACAATAGTTGTGGCAAGACTATAAAATCCAGATGGAGCAAGAAATTCATAGTTTGCCCATGAGCCACAAATACCCACTGGAAGTGGAGATGAAGCCTGAACATACACAGCCGTTGCACCTGTTACTCCGAATATTCCAAGATTCGATAAGGACAGACTAGCGAAAGACGATACAGTTACAGGAAGTGGGGTATTTAAAGTAATACCAATGGGGTATCCGCTTGCAATGCCTTGGATACCCACATAGTCTATTCCAGCGGTACTTCCAAGAGTTTCTCCACCGTATAGATTTCTAATACTGAAACTGCTACCCGCAACATTCAGTGTTCCAACTGTAATGCCTACAGCCACTCCTCCTGATACACCAGCAACATTCAGTGTTCCAACCGTGATGCCTACAGCCACTCCTCCTGATACACCAGCAACATTCAGTGTTCCAACTGTAATGCCTACAGCCACTCCTCCTGATACACCAACAACGGTAAGAGATGTTCCTGTGATGCCTACAATAGTTGTGGCAAGACTAGTAATTCCAGATGGAGGAAGAAAATCATAGTTTGCCCATGAGCCAGAAAGACCCACTGGAAGGGGCGCGGACTCACTTGCATATATTATTGTGTCGTTTAGACCGTAGGCAATCTTTACAATCTGATGATGTGCGGTATTGACATAATCGCTGGCTATGGTATAACTAATACCATCAGTAACAATTTCGTAGTTGTCGCTAGTCGCTGCCATTTGCTTCTCCGCTTTTGCAGTGTCGTGATCAAGTCAAGGACTAAATAAGAGTACCCCCCTATGTATATTTCCGAAAGTAAACCCGTCATGGACATCAACAATATCCGTTTTCCCCGTGAAGTAGAAAATCATGTCAAAAACTATGAAGTTTCATATATTGACGCAGTGATTGCGGTATGTGAACGGTACGGCATTGAGCCACAGGTGGGAGCCAAGTTCCTGAGCAAGCCAATTATTGAAAAAATAAAGGCTGAAGGACAGGAACTAAACCTGCTTCCTAAAAAATCAAAACTACCTGTTTAACCTTGACTCGGCGCGATTATGTGGTACTATTGGCTACATAGTTGTGGTGAATTGTTCACCACACATTAAATACATCGTACAAATCGCACAAGGAGTTTACTATGGGATTCAAGGATATGAAGTCGGCATCGGGTTCAAACTACCAATCACTTGCCTCTGAAATGGACAAGATGGCAAAGAAGTCGGAGTCCTACAAGGATGACCGTATGTGGAAGGCTGACACCGATAAGACAGGAAACGGCTATGCAGAGATTAGATTTCTTCCCGCACCCGATGGCGAAGACTTGCCGTGGGCGCGTATTTGGAATCACGGGTTTCGTGGACCAGGTGGTTGGTACATTGAAAATTCCCTCACGACCATTGGTCTGAAGGATCCTGTGTCTGAGATGAACTCTCAGTTGTGGGCAAGTGGTTCCGATGATGACAAGAAGATTGCGCGTGATCGTAAGCGTAAGTTGTCGTACATCAGCAACATTCTTGTTGTTAGCGACCCAAAGAATCCTCAGAATGAGGGCAAGGTGTTCTTGTTCCGTTACGGCAAGAAGATCTTTGAGAAGATTCAGGAAGCAATGAATCCACAGTTCCAAGACGAGAAGCCCACCAATCCCTTTGATTTTTGGAATGGTGCAACCTTTAAGTTGAAGATTCGTCAGGTTGAAGGCTACACCAACTACGACCGCAGCGAGTTTTCTGCTCCGTCTGCCGTGCTTGGTGGAGACGATGCTGCTCTAGAGAAGTTGTGGAAGAAGCAGTATTCTCTCAAGGAGTTTACGGATCCAAAGTCATTCAAGACATACGAAGAACTGAAGACTCGTCTTCGTGATGTGTTGGGTGACAATATTCGTGCTTCCACCTCTGAGAATGCGTACAAGGGTGGAGCCGAGAAGGCTTCGTTTGATGATGAGGATGCGGCTCCTGTTGTAAAGAAGACTGCACCACAATCAAAGAAGCCTGTGAAGGAAAGCACTGATGACGATACCGAAGACGCACTTTCTTACTTCGAGAAGTTGGCAAGCGAAGACTAAATACTTACGACCTTCGGTTTCGCAATAAAGGGGCGCACTTCGGTGCGCCTCTTTGTTTTATGGCATTATAGAGTATGCTTGCATCTGCTTGATGGTTGGTTCGTTGTTACGAATTCGAATATCATCATTGAAATTGTTTGTGGTGTTGCTAATCTTGTTCTGCACATTTGCAGTGTTGTTTGTGTTGCCACCTGTAGCCGTGGGCATATTACGAGCCTCATTTAATCCGTTCTGTTCTGCTGTGGCTTGAGCAACCATTCTACCCACAGTTGTGTTTGCGGTAGCAGGATTCGTAACCTTTCCTTCCACTGTAGTACTGCTTGATGCACCACCTTCTCCTGCTGCCGCTGCCCCCGTTGCACTTGCAGCAGCAGTAATTGCGTTTTCTGCTTCTTTGCCTGTTTTTTGATCTTCGGTTCCACCTACTTCAATCAGAGAACCAACACCAGGAATGGAAGCCACCATGTCGTAGATACCCTTGCCGCCAATTTGATCTGCAAGCATTTCTGCTAATTTTCCACCAACCCATCCTCCACCAAGAGTTCCTACTAAGGTTCCAATTCCTGGAACGGGTATGAGTGTTCCTAGTGCACCACCACCAATAGTTCCGAGTGCTTGTCCAAGAGTTCCAACAATAGATCGACCTATTTTTTCTTTCTTTTCATCTACTGATAGTTCGGGATCACTCTTAATAGATGCAATATCCACAGCCCCCATTACGGTTGATATAACGGCACCAAGACCAGGAAAACTAACAATGCTCTTCGCAACCTTTCCTGCATTTTTTCCAATAAAGGAACTTAATCCTTTCACTGGATTCATGCTGCTTAGTGCTGATCCTGCTTTTGCTGCAAGGTTGCTAAAGAATCCACCACCAGTACTAGCAACGCCTGATGCTGCTTGACTTGCTCCACCAAGAACACTCTTACCTAGATTTGCTACTCCACTAACAGCACTCTTGCCTATATTCATTGCTCCCTTAGCAACACTACTATTTGCAATACCACTAACAGCACTCTTGCCTATATTCGTTACTCCACCAATAGCACTCTTGCCTAGATTCGCTACTCCACCAAGAGCACTCTTGCCTAGATTCATTGCTCCCTTGGCAACACCTGATGCTGCTTCACTTACTCCACCAATAGCACTCTTGCCTAGATTCGCTACTCCACCAAGAGCACTCTTGCCTAGATTCATTGCTCCCTTGGCAACACCTGATACCGATTTTCCTATTGAGGCAGTATCTTTATACAGTGATGTTGTTTTAAATAACTCTAGGGATTTGGCTCCTCCAAATTTAGAAATCAATCCGCCAGCACCACGCAATCCCTTCATTGCCAATCCGCCAGCACCACGCAACCCCCTCATTGCCAATCCGCCAGCACCACGCAACCCCCTCATTGCCAAACTTGGCGCACCCAACAGGGCAGTACCAACGGATCCTGCACCGCTTGCAATACGGGATAGAATTCCTTCACCACCACCCATACCGAGCATATTTCTAAGAGAGGACAGCATTCCTCCGCCTTTTTTGGCTTCTCCCTTGATAGGCTTTTCTGCACCAAGTCCTTCTAGTTCCGATTCTCTCTTTTGGAGTTCTACTGTATCGCTTGTATCACTTTCTAATGCAAATTTGCTTTGCAACAGTTTTCGTATTTGAGAAACTTCTTTGAGTAGTTCGCCAAGAGTGGACGGAGTTCCTGTTTGGGGAGATGCTGGTGATGATTGTGGTGATTCCGTTCCTGCCAACATACCAGGAATATTAGCGGCAGGAGTTCCTCCTAGATCAGAGAATCCTTGTCTTTTTTGTGGACCTATGTCAAGACCTTCGCCTCTTTTTCCTTTTCTAGAAATTTGTTTCTGCAATCCACCCGTATAGCGTTCCATCTTTTCCCGTGATATGCGCTTCTGTTGAAGGAAATCTCCGAGTATTCCTCCAACAACAGGAATCTTTGATGCAATTCTTTCGGGAATGGTTTTCTTGAAGTCCGAAGCCTTTTCCGTCAAAAATGCTTTGAATGATGACTTTTTCTTTAGTTGGGCTTCTACAGGAGCAATAATCTCCTGCAACTTTTTGGCAATTTCACCCTGATCTCCCTCTGTCTTTTTTGCAAGTTCTCGAATGAAATTGAGTTCAGCGTAGATACTCTTTGCTTCTTCGTGGGAAGCATCCAATGAGGCTTCCGACAATGCTACAGTTTCTTCCATTAACTCATATGCAGCAGCACCAGCAGGATCATCTTGGTTGAATTTATCTCTATTTTCTCGAATATAGTCTTCAACAGTAGAACGAACTCCCTGTTGCTCACTTGTGCCAATAATATAATCTTCAAGTGCATCACTCTTGTATCCTTGAGCCTGTCGTTGTGCCTTTAATGATTCAAGCAGACCAATCTTGTTGGATATATTTTTTTCTGTTTCTTCTACAGATTTCGGAGGATCCATTGTGGCAGTAGCAGTTGATGATGTGCTTACCATTCCTGCTAATCGTGCAGCGTCTCGGTCTTGTTGTTTCTGTGATCGTGCTGCCGCAGCCGCTTGTTCTTTTTGTGCTTTAGCGATTTGCTGTTCAGCAATTCTTTGAGATTTTGCTGTCGCCGCCGCTTGTTCTTTTTGTGCTTTAGCGGTTTGCTGTTCAGCAGCCCTTTGCAATTTTTTTGCTTCTGCTTCTGCTTTAGCCTTAGACTTTGCCGAGGCTATTACCGTTTTCTGCTCTATCTTTGCTATACGAGTTAATGCAGAATCGAGTGCTTTGTTTGCTGCTTTTTTTGCGGCAGGTAAATCTTTTTTGGATACAAATTTACCACGAATATTTCTTCCGTTCTTCAGTGCAGCAATAGTCTTCTCAGCGACTTGTAGATCGGTCTGAGCAAATTGAAGTTCTGGATTTGCTGAAATATCGTTATTGATTTCCATAGGACTCCCTCTACATCATTATAAATGGGTCACAATGGTTTTCTTCCGCTTACCTGTTCCTTCTCTTTTTTCAAATGAGAAAGTAGCATTTGTATGTATACCTCTCGTTCCCAAGGTATCATGTCCTCAATTTCTGCCAATGAGTACTTGTGGTTCTGCATCAGCATGAAATTCAGTTGAAAATACGCCCCCAAATCGTTATGACAGAGGGCTATTGAAAAAAATCAGATACGCTTTTCAACTCCACCAATACTGTTTCCTGACAGGTGGGACAGGTATATTTGAAAGAGTAGTACAGTTCGGGAATGCTCTGCATGAATTCCATGATTTGAGCAAACTGATCTGGCAGCATATTGTCAACGAAATCGGATAACTCCTGTGGATCAATGTCGCTGTGCTGATACACCTGATCGCCCATGATGATTCCTTCTACGCATCGCTTGGCTAGTTCGAATGCAATCTCTACTTCGTCTTTGTTGTAGTCAATATCGTGGATGGACGGATATCGTAGAATAATAGTTACATCATCTGTAATCTTGATGTTTGGATCCACCGTGGGCTTGGGTGTTTGCTTTACGGTTACTTCATCTAGTTTAATTTTTATATTGATTGACTTGGAGCACTTGGTGCAGGTCACTTGTGGTTTGACTTCTTCCCCTACGCTCTTCCCACGAATCTGTAGGAATGCGTATTCGGAATCTGCCGCACAAATACGGCGAGTATCTAACTGGCTATTGGTGCACGCCAATATGACATTTCGCATTGCCTCGTTGATCTGATTCAGATTCTTGGACTGTAATGCTATAAGAAGGATCTTTTCCTCCTTTACAACAAACGGTCTAAACTTTGTGATTATGCCAGAGACTGGCAAAGTCATAGAATACTGCGGCAGGGTAGAGTTCACTAGATTCAATCGGGTCATGGTAATCCTTTAATATAGAGTCACTGTATTTATCACCGAACTATGCTGTTTGTCTGTAACGCATTTGCTAAATCTGGGTCATATATTCCATTCACGGTTCCGTCAGATCCCACTCTATAAAATTGTCCAGGAGCGGGTGAGTATATTGCAAATGATTTTTCGGGTGATGGTGGTCCATTTAGAGCAACATCAGCGGGTGAATTTGGTCTAGGTAGTGGTGATGTGTTTGGTTGAACTGTGACAGGAGAGTACTTTCGATACGCTATAGTGATATCTTGTCGTACAAATTCATCGTTCTTGTCGTAGGCTAATTGTATATCTCCAATTGCTTTGGGATAGGCTTCTTCCACCAATACTTGATACTTAACCGCACTTGACCTGTCTAATACACTAATGATTAGTGGTGCAGTATATTGATCGTAGTAGTTGAACTTGTAGTTATTCTGACTGCACACCGCGTCCATCCATGCTTCAAAGAACGCTCGTTCACGGAGATCGTCCGAAACAATCACAGACATTGTTAGTTCCCCGCTGTACAGTGGTTCATACGGCATATTTCTTGCTGGTCCATAGAATCTGTATGGCGTAGTAGAAAATCCGCGACCTGGAACGGTTATTGCATCACATCGAACAGCCAACTGTCGTGCGGAGTCGTTACTTATAGATGTAAATGCAGGTGGATAGTTAATCAGTACTTCAAATCTGTTGCTGTACGCAAGACCTGTGGCGAATACACTGCTGAATATCTCATTAATGTTTGATGGGACTTGTGACATTTATTTTCCTCGTATTGCCTTTAGATTTGACTGTCTGTGTATTGTTGGCGCACGGGCTTTAACAAACCGATGCAGTTCTGCGGATACCATGTCTTCCCACATCTCAAACGGAACCACAGTTGGTCGTTTCTTCATGCCCTTCCACAAGTACCGCCTATAGCAAGGTTTGAAATACTTGTAGCGTTTGCTGCTATTCAATCGGTCGTAGTCAACACGCAGTCGGTTTCGCCATTCCTCTTGACTTTTGATGACTGGCAGGTTCCTCATTATGATGTCGAATAGGAATTTACGATTATCCAAATCCAAAAAGTGTAAATTGACCCCCTCGAATCCTCCCTGATACTGTTCGGTCACCAGCACTAAAGGATACTTATCATAATATTTATTGCTTGCAATGAAAGATTCGCTTATGGGTTGGTATTTAAAAAATAATAGTTGCCCCTGCATTACTCGGTTGGGAACCGATAGTTTGCCTTCAGTCTGTAGAAGTTTCAGGAAACGGATGTAGGTTTGATCCGTGGCTCCAAGCGCAGAGGTGGTTTCCTCTATCAGAGTTTGTAGTTCTTCTTGTGCGCTTAGTCTGATCATGGTTTTTTCTTGAAGAGATCGTCTTCCGTTAATATTTTGAATTCCCATCCCTTGGCATCAGATACTCGTTTTGCTGCTTCCCACTTGGCTTTATTCACCACCCATGTCTTTACTTCTGTGATATATCCTCTAGTGACTTTGGTTTTCTTTTTCGGTTCGATGCACTGTTTCTTGGGTTTAATCTCTACTAGCCAAGTTTTTATTCCTTCGGGAGTCTTTATCTCCACCAAGAAGTCTACAAAATAACGGTGTGGTTTGTTGTCTAGCGGACTCATATACGGTATCACAACCTCTTCTGATGACCACCGAAGCACATTTGAACTGCTGTCGCAGTACTTCATGAACTTTCGTTCCCACATACTACGATAAGTAATCTTTGTGGGATCACCAATGTATTTGGTGCAGTTATCGGGTTTAAAAATACCTTTGTATGCCATACATAAATATGTAGCCAACCGCCCAAGAGGAATACTTCAGATGTTAGTACCCAACAAATTTGCCAAAAGTCCCGATGTTGCACTGACAAGCACAGGAAAGCCGTTTGTTGCCAGCAATCGCACAGGGCGAATCTCTGATGAATTACGATCAGAGCAGATTCAGGACGAGATTTCCAAAAGCCTAGAAGGGTTTACTCCCCTTAAACGCGGTTCGCGAACCCGCCCGTCTATTTTAAAATATCCAGTAGAGATTGGATCAGGACAGGTTCCCCATGTCATGCAGTTCAAGGTGTTTTGGCGGTGGGAGAATAAAGACCTGACGGAAGGACTCAAGGCTGCTCAGGTAGAAACCGAAAAGAAAATAGGAAATCTCAAAACACTTGCTAGTCTTATTGAAAACGGTCAATGGAACGAAGCGGATGTAATGCGTAGTCCCCTATCAGATGAGGGCATTGCGGCACTACAGGAAGTAATGAACAGCGATAAAACGCTTAAAGTTGTTGATCCAAGCATGAACGACAGTATGGCAACCATGCTGAACAACAATCCACAGAGAGCGAAGCAGATTTTGGAAGAGACTATAACTTCCTATCAAACTCGCCTCACTGATATAAGTTCTGAAATATCCAATGGATCGGGTAAAATTGGTCATGACGAGCAAGAACGATTGCAGTTGCAGGGCAGATTTGGCGAACAGGTCGCTAATTCCACTGCGGGTGGCTCTGCTGTTAGTGGTTCTATATTTGGTGCTGCTGTTGGTGGAGTTTTAGGATTTCTTGCTGGTGGATTCAAGGGATTGGCAGTGGGAGCAGTTGGAGGAGGTGCAGCAGGTGCTGCGGCAGCAGTAGCGGTTCAGCAAAGCGCAAAGGCATTTGCTAATCAGGCTGTGTACGATCAGATGGTGTCCATCTATCTGCCGTTCTGCACAAAGATAAACAATGAAGACACCTTTCAGTATGAAGATCCTAGCATGGGTATGGCGGGTGGTCTTTTTGATGCATTGGGAAATCCACTTGCAACCACCGAACAAGCCGCTCAGTTGGCACTAAACAAAGGCGTAGAACTTGTTGGCGGTGGTCAGGCTGGTGCTGTTGGAACAGGACGAGTGGTTAATCCTCGTCTTGAAAAACTGTTCAAGCAGAAAGACTTTAGAAACTTTAACTTTAGTTGGGAGTTCTATCCCAAAACAAAGGATGAAGTAGAGCAAGTACGAAAC